CTGACCGCCTGCCGCACATCCTCCGGGGTGGCGTCCTGAGCGAGCTTAAAGAGCATGCGCATGTCCTCGCGCTCACGCAGGGAGGTGAGCAGCTGCTCCATTTCGTTATCCGGGACCGGGGACCCCGCCGGGGTGGGGTCGTCCGTTTCGCCGCGCAGATACGCCGTCGACGTTCCGAGGATCCGGGCGACCTCCCGCAGCTGTGCCTCGCTGGGCTGGGATTTCTTCTGTTTCCAGTCCTGGCAGAGCGTGGGACTGCGGTCCAGGGATCTGGCGATAAAGCTTTTGCTGATGCCGCGTGCTTTCAGCAGTTCTTCGAATCTCTCATATTGGAACAAATTGTTCACCCCTTTTTTGTGCAAGGTTTCCAAATCTTAAAAAGGAGGGAGCGCGCCCTTGAAAATCTTAATATTATGGGATATACTGCAAGCGAATCTTAAATAAATAGGATTTCGCCCTGCGGTTTTTCTTTATATTAAGGCAAACAAAGGCACTTGTCAAGGGAAACATCTTAAATAAATAAGATAAACCGGGGCCGGAGAAACGAGGTGAAACGGTGACGCTGATCCGGGATGATCCGATTGTGCGCTGTATGGAGCGCTGCGGATATCCGCCCTGGCTGCTTCGGGGCGGGAACGATCAAACACAGCGGGACGCGGAGGCGTTCTGCGGAGAGGACGACGATGGCGAGCAATAAAAAACTGCTGTGGACAGACGCGGATGTGCGCTGCCCCTTCTATATCTCGGATGACTGTGCCGGGCGCAGCATCTGCTGCGAGGGGTTCAGCGCCGGAACGGACTCAATCAGCCGCTTCCGCACGCTGCGGCAGAAGGACAGGCACATGGGACTTTACTGTGTGGGCGACTTTGAGCGCTGCCCGGTATACGGCTGCACCTATGCCTGCAAGTATCGGGATCCATGAGGGACTGGGAGAGCCTGCAGGCCCGGTTTGAAGCGGGGGAGAGCCTGCGGGCGCTGGCGAGGGCTGACGGCGTTCCCTACAGCACGCTCCGCGCGCATGCCGTAAACGAGGGCTGGCGCGCCGGGCAAAGGAGAACGCTCGGTGCAGCCAGCCCGGAACAGCGAACGGCAAAGAGCGCCGAAGAAAACAGCCGGGAAGCGGCGCAGAAAAAGAAAGAGAACCGACAGCCGAGAGAAAAGCAAGGCGCAGCGATTCGGGAAAGCGCCGGGCAGATCCCGGCGCAGGGCGGGGCCGCGCAGCCGGCCGCGGCCGAAGAGGCGGAGCGGCCGGAGCAGACGGCGGGGCGCCTCGGGAGAAAGCTGCTCGGACGTTTTGAGCGGGCGCTGGATGCGGAGGGGGAGATCGACCTGCGCGATCTCAAAACCGCGGCCGGGGCGCTCCGGGAGATCTGCGCCATGCTGGCCGAGAACGGCGGCGATCCGCCGCCGCTGACGGTGCGCTTCGTGGGAGAGGCGGAGGAGATGAGCCTATAGGAACCGAACAGGGGCCGCAGCTTCTGCTGCCGGAGCCGAGCGAGAAACAGAAGCTCTTTTTACAGGACCGGCATAAATATGTCGCCTACGGCGGGGCCAGGGGCGGCGGCAAGAGCTGGGCCGTACGGGTCAAGGCGGTGCTGCTGTGCCTGCGGTACGCGGGGATCAAGGTGATGATCGTGCGCAAGACCTATCCCGAACTGCAGGAAAACCACATCGTGCCGCTGTGCGAGATGCTTGGCTGTTATGCCGAGGGGGAGGGGCACCTGGCCGAGTACAACGACACGAAAAAGCAGATCCGCTTTCCCAACGGCAGCCGCATCCTCTTCCGCTATCTGGAAAACGAGAAGGACGCCATGCGCTTTCAGGGCACCGAGGTGGACGTGCTGTTTGTGGACGAGGCCACCCAGCAGACCGAGAGCCGCATGGAAAAGCTGCGGGCCTGCGTGCGCGGGACGAACGACTTCCCCAAGCGCATCTATTTTACCTGCAACCCCGGCGGGGAAGGGCACGGCTGGGTCAAGCGCCTGTTCATCGACCGGCGTTTCCGCGACGGGGAGGAGCCGGAGGAGCACAGCTTTATCCAGGCCCTCATCACCGACAACCGCGCTCTCATGGAGAAAAACCCCGACTATATCCGGCAGCTGGAATCCCTGCCGCCCAAGCTCCGGGAGGCCTGGCTGCACGGCAGCTGGGAGATCTTCGAGGGGCAGTTCTTCGAAGATTTTCGCATTGAGCCGGACATGAAGGCGGCCGCCGAACACGGCTGTACGCTCACGCGGGAGGAACTCAAAGAGCAGGGGCGCTGGTGCCATGTGATCGCGCCGCTGGATCTGGGCTCCGGGCCGCGGCGGGGCTGGAGCATCGTGAGAAGCTATGACTTCGGCTACGGCAAGCCCTTCTCCTGTGCCTGGTGGGCAGTGGACTATGAGGGCGTCGTCTATCGGATCCTGGAGCTCTACGGCTGCACCGACACGCCCAACGAGGGCCTGCGCTGGACGCCGGACCGGCAGTTCCGGGAGATCGCCCGCATCGAGAATGAGCACCCCTGGCTTAAAGGCAAGCACATCGAGGGCGTGGCCGACCCCGCCATCTGGGATGCCAGCCGCGGCGAGAGCGTGGCCGAGACCGCCGCCCGCTGCGGGGTATACTTCACCCCCGGCGACAACAAACGCATCCCCGGCTGGATGCAGTGCCACTATCGCCTGCAGTTTGACGAGGAGGGCAGGGCGCGCATGTATGCGTTTGAAAACTGCCGGGCTTTTATAAGAACGATCCCGCTGCTGCAGTTTTCCCGCACGGAGCCGGAGGATCTGGACACCGAGCAGGAGGATCACGCGGCAGACGAGTGGCGGTACCTCTGCATGTCCCGGCCCGTGACGCCCCTCAGGCCCGTGGAGACAAAGCCGATCCTGGTCGATCCGCTGCGGAAGTAGGAGATATACGCCGTAGGGGCGGGATGCTGACCTTGCGCTGTAGGGGCTGACGCCCCCGGCAGCCCGCGCGCGAACAGGTGCGTTTTCGTATTCGCCCGGGCGGAGAGAAATAACGGATGCCATGCCGCCAGGGATGCGGATTGCCACACCAGCGTGCGCGCTGGTTCGCAATGACGCAGCGGGGTTTTGTTTCACGTATCCGCCCGGGCGCAATCTCTGGACACAGGGCCGTACCGCCGGGACGTCGAGGGCGCCGTCCCCTACGGTAGGAATGTGGGTTTTGCATCGTAGGGGCTGACGCCCCCGGCAGCCCGCACGGAAATGAAGGCCGGAACATCGAATGAAAACAAGTTCAACAAAATGGCCGGCCTGCAGACGGATAAATCTCCGAAGCTCCTTGCCACTGTTGAACTTGATGATGCAAGTATAGCAAAAAGATAACCGGAAAGCAAGGAAGGTTTCTGCATAAGGTGTCTCCGACGGATTGAATTCGATCCCTCAGTCATGGCCTCGCGTGGGATCGGCCATGCCAGCTCCCTTTCACAAAGGGAGCCGGAGGAAGCGGCACGCTTGCTTAACACGCCGCGCCCCCACAGGGGGAGCCAGAAAATGCCTCCCTCTCTGAGGGAGGGGGACCGCGCAGCGGTGGAAGGAGTTCACACAACTCCCCCAGTCCCAGTGTGCGCACTGGGGCAGCCCCCTCGGGGAGGGGGCCAGATAACCACACCTTCAACTCCACACTCCACATTGATAGAAAGGGTGAAACGATGGACAAAGATATGATCCTGCCGGTCGATGAGAAGCGGCTGGCGGAATTTACAAAAATCCTGCAGAAATACAAGGCGGGCAAGGCCAGCGTCGAGCGGCGCAGCGTCGCCGCGGAAAACTGGTGGAAGCTCCGCAACAGCGCCGAGGAGCGCAGGGAAACCGACGGCACCGGCGGCTTTCAGGCCGTGTCCGGGTGGCTGCACAATGTGATCGTCTCCAAGCACGCCGACGCCATGGACGCCTTCCCCGAGCCGAACATCCTCCCGCGCGAGCCGGACGACCGGCAGGAGGCGCAGATCCTCTCCAAGATCCTGCCCGTGATCCTGGAGCAGAACGCCTTTGAGAAGACCTACTCCGACTGCGTGTGGCAGAAGCTCAAAACCGGCACGGGCGTGTACCGCGTCGGCTGGGACACGGAAAAGGCAGGCGGCCTCGGCGATATCGCCATTGAGCGCGTCGATCTTCTGAGCGTCTTCTGGGAGCCCGGCGTGCGGGACATCCAGGACAGCGCATACTTCTTCCACACCCGGCCCGTGGACAACGAGAGCCTGGAGGCACAGTACCCGCAGCTCAAGGGCAGGCTCCGGAACCTGGGCTTTACGGCCTCGCGCTTTCTCTATGACGACAGCGTGAGCATGGAGGGCAAGTCCACCGTCATCGACATCTATTACAAGCGCCGCGAGGCCGGGCGCGACGTGCTGCACTTCTGCAAGTATGTGGGCCAGACGCTGCTGGCCTCCACCGAAAACGACGAATTTCTGGCCGCGCAGAACGGTCTTGAACCGCCCGCGCGCGGGCTCTATGACCACGGGCGCTACCCCTTTGTGTTCGACAGCCTCTTCCCCGTCGAGGGCAGCCCCTGCGGCTACGGCTTTATTGATCTGTGCAAAAACGGCCAGACCCAGATCGACATGCTCCAGACCGCCTTCCTCAAAAACAGCATGGTGGGCGCCCTGCCGCGCTACTTCCAGCGCGCCGACGGCTCGGTGAACGAGGAGGAGTTTCTGGACCTCAAAAACCCCATCGTCCACGTCACCGGCAACCTCGGCGAGGACAGCCTGCGCATTGTGGATTACCGGCCCCTCAGCGGCAATTATCTGGAGATGCGCACCAGCGTCATCAACGAGCTGCGCGAGACCACCGGCAACACCGAGACCTCCGCGGGCCTTGCCAACGCCGGCGTCACCGCCGCCTCCGCCATCGCGGCTCTCCAGGAGGCCAGCGGCAAGGGCAGCCGCGATTCCACCCGCGCAAGCTACCGCGCCTATGCGGAGATCATTGAGCTGTGCATCGAGCTTGTGCGCCAGTTTTACGATCTGCCGCGGCAGTTTCGCATCACGGGGCGGCTCGGCATCGAGGAGTTTGTCAGCTTTGACAACGCGGGCCTCCGCCCGCAGCCGCTCCTGGGGCCGGACGGCATGGCCCTCGGCCTGAGAAGGCCCGTCTTCGATATCCGCGTTATCCCCCAGAAGAGCAGCGCCTATACCCGCATGAGCCAGAACGAGCTGGCCCTGCAGTTTTATCAGCTCGGCTTCTTCGCCCCCGACCACAGCGACCAGGCTTTGGCCTGCATGAGCATGATGGAATTTGAGGGCAAGGACGAGCTGATGCAGCAGCTCTTCTATAACGGCACCCTGCAGAAGCAGCTCTCCGTGTACCAGCAGTATGCCCTCGCCCTGACAAGGAAATACGAGCCGGAGAAGCTGGAGGAGCTGATGGCGGGCATCACGGGGCAGAAGGCGCCCCAGACCGGAAAGGCGGCGCGGAAAACAGGCGGCGGCCAGGCCGGGCGCCTTGAGCGCGTGCGGGCCCGGACCGCGGGCGTCACGCAGCCGGGAGGCGGACGATGACCAGAATCACCTATGACTGCGCCGCGCTGCGCCTGGAGATGGAGGGCCACGCCGACGCCGGGCCGAAGGGGGCGGATCCCGTCTGTGCGGCGCTGAGCATGCTGATGATGACCGCCGAGCGGCGCATGCAGGAGCTGGCGGAGCAGGCCCTGCCGGCGGTCTTCCGCGGGCCGGGGCGTTTTGCGGTCCAGTGCTGGCCGGAGGCCGGCGCCCAGGCGCGCTGCCGGGAGAGCCTCGACACGGTGTTCGCGGGGCTTGCGCTGCTGGCTGAGAATGAGCCGGCGCATGTATCGGTCCGCCTCGCGGATGAGGCGGCTGGAGAGGAGAGCGAAGCATGACAAGGGAGGAAGAGATCCTCACGCAGGAGAGAAAAACGGCGCGGAGCGACCGCTTCGCCGACGTAATGGAGACGCTGCGCCAGGCGGAGAGCGCTCTGCCGGATTACACCAGCAGT